GCGACGCCGAGCCGATCGACGTTTCGGGCGGGGTTTTTACGGTGATTTTTACCGATCCCGACGGCGCGGCGACGAGCTACACGGCGCCCGACGTGACGCTTTCAACGGACGGAAGCGACGGCCGGTTCGAGCTCGAGGTTCCCTCGGGGCTGCTCGACGCTCCCGGTATCTGGCGCCGTCAAGGTCGCGTCGTCGTGAACGGTCGACGATGGTCGAGCGCGATCAAGTGCTTCACGGTGCTTCCGAACTTGGACTGATTTCGGAATTGTGTGATAGATCCGCGAACGAGTAACCCCGACGCCGGGAACGGCGATCAACAGGAGATCCGAGCATGACGCAATCCACCGTAGCAACTGCACCGACCGAGCGTGCGCTCGGCGCGCTCGCCGATGCGGGCCCCCGCCGGATTCAAACCGGCATCGCAAACGCCGCGATCCCCTTCGGCCGCGTGGTCGCATGGGACACCGCGAACGGCGATCGCCTTCTCAAGCTCCCGGCGGCGTCCGGCGACGTGACGTCGCTCGCGGCGGGCGTGGCTTACGTGGCCCGCATGGAAGAGTACGAGGCCGGCGGTTACGCCGACGGCGACGACGTGAACGTCGTTCAGATCGGCAGAGTGTATGTGAACGCCGAGGAAGCCGTCGCCAAGGGCGCGCCGGTTTACGTGCGTTTCGCAGCGGGCACCGGGACCCTGCTCGGCGAAGTGCGGAACGACGCAGACACCGCGACGTGTGCGCTCCTCCCGGGCGCCCGCTTCGGCGAGACGATCTCGGCCCCCGGGCCGGTGATGATCGAGATCAACCTTCCCTGAAACCGCTCGAGCACAGGAACCCACGAAAATGAAGCACTCGAACTTTCTCAACATTCGCAACGATGCTGCACGCTTGAACGTGCACCTCGACGCAAACGAAACCATGCTCGTGACCCGCGAGCTCGAGGCCGTCGAATCGCAGGTTTACCGCAAGGTGTACCCCGACCTTCTCTCGGATCAGCTGATCCCGGTGATGGGCGGCGTTCACCCGGGCGCGAAAACGACCTCGTTCGACATGGTCGACCGCACCGGAAAGGCGAAGCTCGTCGCGAGCTACGCCGACGACGCACCCGTCGTCGAGGTGACGAAAACCCGCACCGCTCAAAACATCTTCGGCATGCAGCTCGGTTGGGTATGGTCGATCCAGGACGTTCGCGCGGCGGCCATGGCCGGCGTCCCGCTCGAAACCGAGGGCGCTTTCGCGGTGCGTGACGGGATCGAGCGCGCAATCGATCAGATCTGCGCGATCGGCGACGCCGAGTCGGGCCTTCAGGGCCTTCTGAACCACTCGGCCGCACCGGCCGCCCTCGCGAACCCGGGAGGCGTGTGGACCACTGGAAGCACGGTCGCGCAGCTCCTTACGGATCTGAACTTCCTCGTGAATGACATCGTGAACGACACGAAGAACGTCGATCGCCTCGCGCCCGATACGCTGATCCTCCCGATCGATCAGTACACGACGCTCAACAGCGTCACGAACGCGAACACGGACAAGTCGGCGGCAAGGATCTTCCTCGAAACGAACCCGTACATTAAGACGATCGTCCCGTGGTACTTCGCGGCCGACCCCGCGGGGACCGGCCCGCGCGCCTGCGCGTACCGTCGCGATCCGATGGTTGTGTCGAAGGTGCTCCCGCAGCCGTTCGAATTCATGCCGCCCCAGCAAACCGGCATGGTTTTCAAGCAGCTCGGACACGCGCGCACGGCCGGCGTCAAAATGCGCTACCCCGTGGCAGTGCGTTACATGGACGGGATCTAAACCGTGCGTCTCCGCGTCCGATTGCTGTCCGGCGTCCAGCTTCCCCGAATGCTCGTCGGTTCGGAGAAGGTGGGCCCGTTCACGCTCGGCCGCGGGGATCATTCGGTCCCCGATGAATACTGGGCGGCGGCGATGGCATCGTCGGCCGTCCAGCGCTGGGCCGCCCCGGGCGGCGTGATCGAAATTCTGGACGGAGCGGACCCCGGACAAGCGCCGCGGGCCCCCGCTCCCGTCCCGAGCTCCGAACGGCCTTCGGTGACCGAGGCCGCGGTCGCGGTTGTCGCGGCGATGACGCCCCGGCCGCTGCCAGTCGACGATCGCAAGTCGACCCGCGGCCTTAAGGTCGCCGAGGCCCTCGAGCTCATCGCCGAAACGAACGACGCCGCGACCCTCGAATCGTGGCTTTCCGAGGATGCTCGGAAGTCGGTCCACTCGGCGATCTCCGAACGTCTCACCTCTCTCGGGGCCTAACCCGTGGCGACGCCGACGGTCGAGGACCTCGTCGAGGCTTTCCCCGGCCTGAAAGATCTCGCCTGCAATCGTCGGGCGTTCGTCGAGGCGAAGATCGCCGAGGCCGAAACCTACGTCGACGCATCGGCCTACGGTTCGAACGCGTCCACGATGGTTATGCGGTGGGCCCGCTGGCTTCTCCACGTCGACGGGTGCTCGTTCGCATCGGCCGAGCAGGCCGAGGCGTTTAAGGCACACCTCGACGCCGCCGGCCTTTCGATCGGGTGCCGTGTCCTGTGACGGTGCGTGACATCGATCGGGGTTACCGAAAGGTGATCACGAACATCGGGATCCTGGATCACGATATCACCGTCGGCGTTCACGGCGACGAGGGCGCGACCGTTCACCGGCAAGGGGAGGGAATGACGATCGCCGAGATCGCCGAGGCCCACGAATTCGGGATCCCCGAGGGCGCCGGCCCGACCGATCAGGATCCGAGCGCCATTCTCCCCGAGCGCTCGTTCGTGCGTTCGTGGGCCGACGAGCAGGGCGGCGAGTTCCTGAAAGAGATCTCGCACCAGTGCCAGGCCGTTGCGGCCGGCAAGAAAACGGCCCCGGTAGCAGCAAAGCAGCTCGCCGTTCGGGCCGAGGGCCAGATGAAAAAGAGGATGATCCGCGGGGAGATCACGCCGCCCCTCACCGAGTACACGATCGAGCGGCGAATCGCGCAGTCGGCGACTCCGCTCGTCGACACCGGGCAACTAGTCGGCGAGATCAAGGGCCGAGCCGAGGCTAAGAAGTGACTTCGGGAGTCGAGGCAAAGCTCGCCGCCGTGCGCGAGTGCCTTGCGGGACTCTTTGCCGACGCGACCGGCCTCGGTTTCCGTTGGAAGGGCGACGACTCGGCCGTGAACTGTTACCCGTTCGGCGAGGGCCGGATCGGTTCGCTAAAAAACGTCGGGATCGACGCGACCCGGTACACTCTCGAGGGCGCCGAGGGTTCGCAAGTTATGCGGCGCCGCACCGTGGGCCGCCGCTCGTTTGTGTTCTCGGTTCGGATCTTGTCCGAGGCCGCCGGAGGGACGGGCGCGTCGGCGGCAAAGCTCGATCGGTTTCGGCTCTATCTCGAAAGCGACGCCGCCTACGATCGCATGATCGCGGCCGACCTAGGGATCGCAGCGTCGGGAACCGTGACCGAGCTCGACCCTCCCCCGGGGTTCAAACTCTCACAAGCGATCCTCGACGTGACGTTCGAAACCGTCGTCGAAGAGTGCGAAGAGAAGACGTATCCGATTGATCAGGTCGACCTTTCCTCTGATATAACCCACGTCGACGGGGCGACCTCGTCGGCACAGATCGTAGGAGTGATCCCCGATGGCAATTAGCGACATTATCGACATTCAAATCGCGATCGCCTCGAGCGTCGCCGCCGAAACGAACTTCGGCCTCCCCCTGATCGCGGCCTATCACACGCACTACGTCGATCGCGTGCGGTCCTATTCGGACCTCGACGGGATGCTTTCCGACGGGTTCACCGCGACCGAGCCGGCATATCTCGCCGCGGCCTCGATGCTCACGCAGAACCCGACGATCACCGAATTCAAGATCGGCCGCCGCGCGAGTGCATGGACGCAGGTCCACCGACTGACCCCGACCGCGACGACCGAGGATCTCGTTTACGAGGGCGTGATCGGCGGCGAAGCGTGGGAATACGTCGTCCAGGCCGGCGACACGATCGCCGATATCTGCGATGGGATGGTCCTCGCGATCAACGCTCTCACGGGCCTCTTTACGGCGACCGACGGGACGACATACGTCGACGTCACGGCGACGAACGCGGGCGACTTTTTCCGCATGTCGGGCATGAATGGCGAGCTCGAGGTCGAGAACCGAACGACCGACCCCGGCCTCGCCGCGGACCTCGCCGCGATCGATCTCGCCGATTCGGACTGGTACGGCCTGATCCTCGACTCGCAGTCGAAGGCCGAGATCGTCGTCGCCGCTGACTACGTCGCCCCTCGCGTGAAGATCCTTCTCGCCGACTCGATCGATACCGAATGCAAGGATCCGGGCTCGACGACGGACGTGATGTACGTCCTAAAGAACACCGACGAGCCGCACGCGTCGTGCTGGTATCACGCCGACTCGGGCGAGTTTCTTTGCGCGGCGATCATGGCGGCCCGCTTCGCGACGACGCCCGGCTCGGCAACCTGGGCCATGACCGAGCTCGACGGGATCACGCCCGACGTCCTCACCTCGGGCGAACGCTCGGCGATCCTCGGAAAGAACGGGAACCTCTACGAGACGTGCAAGGGCATCTCGTTCACGCAGTTCGGGACCATGGCCGACGGCGAGTATATCGACACGATCGTCGGTGCCGACTGGACCAAAGACATCATGGAATCCGACGGCCTCACCCTGCTCGTGAACGCGGGGAAGGTGCCTTTCACCGACGGCGGGATCTCGGCGATTCAGGCCCGGATCCTCGCGATCCTCGACCGCGCCGTTCGCGCCGGCGTGCTCGCCGCGGACCCGGCCCCGGCCGTTCAGGTCCCGCGCGCGAAAGACGTCTCGGCGGCGGACAAGCGAAACCGGATCCTCACGGGCGTCACGTTCACCGGGACGATTGCGGGCGCGATCCATAAGACGCGCGTTCGTGGAACCTTCTCGATCTGATAGGAGCTCGACGCCATGGCAAACCAAACGCGCACGTACAATCCCAAGGCAACCAAGATCAGTTATCTCGGCGTGCCGATCGAGGACGGCCTGAACGACGGAGACTTCGTTTCGGTCGAGCAGCAATCGCCCGCGTTCGAGTCGGTCGCCGGGGCCGACGGTACGGTTTCGCGAGCTCGCTCGAACGACGACCGCGTTTCGATCACGTTGACGCTTCTCCAAAACTCGGCCGCAAACTTTTTCCTGAACTCGCAATTCCTGCTCGACACGGAAAGCGACAACGGCGCGGGGGTCGGGCCTTTCTACATGAAAGATATGATCACCGGCGACACGATCCTCGTCGCTGAATCTTGGATCGCGAACCGCGGCCCGGTTACCCGTGGCAAGGGAACCGCAACGCAGGAATGGACGATCGAGGGCGCGTCGGCGAAAACGTACTTCGCCCCGATCCTTTGAGGCCCTAGCGTCGATCGGGCGTTTCGCCTATGGTCGCCGCCATGGCAAAACTAAAGCGTCGAGAAGTAAAGCGAGTCGAGATCGACGGGGTCGAGTACGGCCTCGGCCTCGTCCCGATGGAAGACTTCGATCCAGTGTGGGCCGTCGTTCTCGAGATCATCGCGACCATTGTCGACGGGGCGAAGGGCGTCGACCTCACGAAGGGATCGATCAAGCTCTCGGATATCGATATGGGCGCCGTCGCCGAGGCGATCCAGAAGTCGAAAAAAAGCCTCGGGTGGGCCTTTGTTTACAAAGAGCTCGGGGGCCTGCTCGCGAAGCACTGCACCGTGACCCGTGGCGACCTCGAGGAGCGTCTCGACGCCGTGTACGACGAGCACTTCGACGAGCTCCGGGCCTTCCATTTTATGAAGTGGCTCGTCGAGGCCGTTCGCCACAATACCGGGGATTTTTTCACTGGCTTGGGGAGCATTCTCGGCGGCCCCGGGACCCCGGGTCCGTCCCTTTAGACTTTCCCGATCGGATCGATCCGGTGACGTGGGCCGTTCACCGGGTGGCGACGTCGGGGCGATACACCTCGACGATCGTCGAGATCCGCAAGCACTGGACGATCCTCGACATCATGGACGCACACGACGTGATCGACGCCCTCGCCGAGGCCGAGCGCAAAGCGTATGATCGCGCGGCAAAGGGATGATCCGTGGCGCTTAGGGAAGTACTCGCAAACTTTCAGGTCCGAGTCGACGATCGCCAACTCCAGAAGGCGAACGGCGCGATCGACTCGTCCGTCGGAAAGCTCGGGAAACTCGCCGGCCTTTTCGCCGGGGCCCTCTCGGTCGGGGCGATTGCCTCGTTCGTGAAGGGACAGATCGACTTCGGCGACGCGGTCGCGAAATCCGCGCAACGCCTCGGCCTAAGCGTTTCCGAGCTCGAGGCGTGGAACTTCGCCGCCGACCGCTCGGGCGTTAGTTCCGAGCAGCTCGAGGGGTCCCTTCTGAAACTCGGGCGAAACGCTTTCAACGCGGCGAACGGGTCGAAGGAATCGGCCGCCGCGTTCAAGCGATTCAACATCGCCACGAAAGACGCGAACGGGAACCTCCGACCGACGACCGCGCTTCTCCCCGAGCTCGCCGACGCTCTCAAAGGGATCGAGTCGTCGACCGAGCGGGCCGCGACCGCACAGTTATTCTTCGGCAAGTCTGGCGCCGCCCTGATCCCGTTGCTGAACGAGGGATCCGAGGGAATGGCGGCCCTCACTGCCAAGGCCGCCGAGCTCGGGGGCGGCCTCTCGAACGAATTCGGGAAAGAGGCCGAGGCCGCGAACGACGCCCTCGGCGATATCAACTTCGCCCTCACCGGCCTGAAATCGAAGATCGTCATCGCCGTGCTCCCGACGGTGACGGCCCTCGCGAACGGCCTCGCGAGCATGATCGGGGCGATTCAAAAAAACCAGGCCGCCATGACGTTGATCAAGGGCGCATTGATCACCCTCGGGATCGTTCTCACCGTCCTCGCCGTTCAATGGCTCGCCGCGTTCGCCGTCCCGATCGGGATCGGGATCCTTGTCGCCGCCGGCCTCGCCGCGATCATTCTTCTCGTCGACGACTTGATCTCGATGTTCCGAGGCGAGCGGTCGGTGATCGCCGCGTTTATCGACGAAATGTTCGGGTTCGGCACGGCGGCCGAGATCGTTCAGTACCTAACCGACGTTTGGACGATGTTCGTCGGGGGCCTCGAGCAAACCCCGCAAGTGCTCGAAGGAGCCTGGGATTCGATCGTTTCGGGGATCTTGCGCGTGATTACATTCTTCGAAGATCTTTGGGAGGCGTCCGAGTTTGTCGGGGCCCGCATGTTCGACGCGCTAACGTACCCGTTCGCGAAGCTCGAGCAGTACCTCGACAAGGCCCGGAACGGCCTCGGCGGCCTGCTCGGGGCCCTCGGGATCGACGCGCCACAGTTCGCCGCGATCGGCGAGTCGGATCGCACCGTGGGCCGCGGCGTCGGCGCCGCCCTCGCCCCTCGCCCGACGCTGTCCTCGACGCCAAACTTCGGCGGCGGACAAGCGCCCGCGCCGGCGGCCTCGCCCGTTAGCGTGACGATCAACGCGCGCACGGGCGCGAGCGCAGAAGAGATCGCGACGCACGCGGCCCGCGCGATCCAGGTTCAGAACGAGAAGACCGCGCGCGACTTCCAACGGGTCCGGGCCAAATGAGCAACGCGATCACATGGAAGAAACCTGACGGGTCGCTCGGCGTGATCGACTTCGACGCGACGCTTTCCGAACAGCACACGGTTTCCGTTAGCGCAACGCAGCACCCGATCGAAAACGGGTCGACGTTGACCGATCACGTTCGCCCGAACCCCGACGCCCTTACCCTCGACTTTTTCATTACGAACACGCCGATCTCGATCCTCGGCGCGAAGGTCGAGGGGAAGCGTTACCCGAAACTAGGAATGGAAAAGGTCGCCGACTCGCCGACCGGCGCCCTCGCCGCCGTGATCCCTGGCGGCCTGATCCCGTTCGGCGGCCTGCTCTTCTCGAAAACCTTCGACCGCGTGTCGGCCGTTTACGAGGCCCTCGCGAAGCTCACGAAATCGGGGACGCTTGTCACCGTCTACACCTCGATCCGAAAATACGAAAACTTTTTGCTCCTCTCGGTTTCGGCGCCGAAAACCGCGGCCTCGGGCAACGCGATCGCGTTCAGCGTAGCGATCCAGGAGATCAAGATCGTATCGACGCAAACGACCGGGGAGGTCCCCGTTCCCGACGACGTGCGGGATAAGAAACCGAAACCGCCCGCGCCAAAGGCGACCGACGCCGTCCCCGAAACCGTCAAAGGCTCGGCCCTCGACTTTCTCACGGGCCTCGGAAAGGTCGCCTCCTAATGGCAGTCGAAGAAATCCCGACGAACACGGCCGGCGAGGGCGCGCTCGAGCAGCGCACGACCCTCGACGGCGCGGACTACATCTTCCGTTTTTGGCTAAATCAGCGAGAAAGTCGCTGGTATTTCGACCTTTACGACGCCGAGCGTTCGCTGATCGCGGGCGGGATCAAGATCGTGCCGAACATCGATCTTCTCGACCGCGTTCGCTCCGACTCGCGCCGGCCCCCGGGCGTGATCATGGCCCACGACATTCTTTCGGGAGGCAACGCGCCCCGAACCGCGATCTCCCCGGGGCCCGACGACCTCGGCGACCGCGTCAAGCTGCTCTATTTCGACGCCGCCGAGCTCGGGATCTAGGCCGTGCAACTGTTCCGAAGGTCGGCGACCGTCCAGATCGGGACGATCAAGATCGTCTCGAGGGTAACCGAGGCCGGGATCGAGGGCCTCGACGTCGCGTTCCGGGTCGAGCGCACGGCGAAACCGCAACCCAACAAGGCCGAGATCCAGATCTGGAACCTGAACCCCGAGCACCGGGGCGAGCTGCAAAAACTTCGCGGCGTTTTCGTCGCCATTCAGGCGGGCTACGGGGGCGACGAGTCGCTGATCTTTGCCGGCGACTTGACCGAGGTCGCCGTTCGGCGCGACGGCGAGGACCTCGTGACCGAGATCGCGTCGGGCGACGGCGAGAAGGCCCACCGGGAGGGCCGGATCTCGACCTCGTTCGGGAAAAACGCGGCCGTCGGCGACGTGATCAAGCAAGTCGGCCGCAAGATGTACGAGCAGCTTAAGGGCGCGCCGGGCGACGACGTTTTCGAAAAGGCCGCGAACGTGAAACTCGAGGGCGTCGCCGGCGTGTTTTCCGAGGGCGTCACCGTGCACGGGAATACCGCGCGCGAGTTTGGCCGGCTCGTCGAGTCGGCGGGCCTCGAGTATTCGATCCAGTCGGGAAAGATCGTGCTTACCAAGCGCGGCAAGGCCCGAACGCAGACGACGAGCCTCGTCCTCTCGTTCGAATCGGGCCTTCTGTCCGCTCCCGAGCGCTCGAGCGACGGGATCGTGAAAGCGCGGGCCCTGATGATCCCGGGCCTCGAGCCTCCCGACCTCGTCCGATTCGACACCGATACCGTGCGCGGGTTTTTCAGGATCGAAAAGGCGACCTATACTGGGAACACCGCGTCGCCCGAGTGGTTCGTCGACCTCGAGTGTAAGGAGATCTGATCATGCCGGTTTCGCCGTCGCTTTCCGAGGTCCTCGAGCTCGCCCTTCGGGCCGAGCTCGCCGAGGTGTACACGGCGATCCCAGGCAAGGTCGAACGCTACACGGCGAGCTCGCAAGTCGTCGACGTGCGGCCCCAGATCAGGATCATCCTCGACGACGACGAGGGCGGGAAAACGACCGAAACCCTCCCCTTGCTGCAAAACGTCCCCGTGCTTTTCCAGTCGGCGGGCCCGTACTCGATCACGTTCCCGATCGAGGTCGGCGCGACGGGGATGATCGTCTTTGCGATGCACTCGATCGGGGAGTGGCGAAAGCGGGGGATCCTCTCGGACCCCGGCGATCGACGCCTGCACTCGGTCACGGGGGCGACCTTCTATCCCGGGTTGCGCCCGACCCCGTCCCCCATCGCCGACGGGAACGACGACGCGTTGACGATCGCCGGCCCGAAGATCCGGCTCGGCTCGGTCGGGGCGACGAACCCGGCCCCGCTTTTCAACGAGCTCAAAGCGTGGCTCGAGACGCACACGCACCCGACCGGGGTCGGCCCATCGGGGGTCCCGATCCAGGCCGGTTCGATCTCGACGATTGCCTCGTCGAAGGTTTCCCTCGAGTGATGCCGTGGCCCTTTCCGACTCGTCCCTCGTCGCCGATCTGACCTCGTTCCTCGCGGCCGTCCCGCCGTCCGAGGCCGCCTGCGCGGCCGCGTGGGCCGAGATCCTCGGGGACTATGCCGGGGGCCTCTCGCCGCCCTCGACGGGCGTCGCGGCGGCGTCGGCGGCCCTCGAGGCGGGCCTCGCCGGCATGTCGGGATCGGGCGCGTCCTCGGCGACCTTTGCGGCGGCGTTCTCGTCGTTCGGGGCGGCCCTCGCCGCCGGCATGGCGCCGCCCGGGGTCCCGCCCGGCCCGTTCAATTTGTCGGCCGCCGTGATCGATCCGCCGACCGGGTCGCCCGCCGTCGCGGCCGCGTCGCTCGGGGCGGCGATCGGCGCGTGGATCCGAACGGGGATCACCGGGCCCCCGACGTCGATCCCCTGGACGTGATAGGGTGCGCCCGTGTCCGATGTTCGCCTCGCCGCCGTTGCCTCGGTTCAGAACCCGGTGAAGCACGATCTTTACCTCGACGAGGGCGGGAACCTCGAGCTCGCGACCGAGGGCGAGGCGATCGTTCAGCACATGCGGTGCCGGTTTCAGTTTTTCCTCGGCGAATGGTTCCTCGACCGCCGGGAGGGGATCCCGTTTTTTCGCGAGATATTCGTGAAAAACCCGAGCCTGATCGTCGTTCGGTCAATCTATAACCAGATCATCGCCGACACGCCGGGCGTCGCCGCCGTGACCGAGCTCGACCTCGACCTCGACGCCCGAACGAGAACCCTCGAGATCGACTTCGCCGCCGTGTTAGAAACGGGCGAACCGCTCGAACCGGGCGAGCCGTTTATCGTGGAGATCTAAAGCGTGGCAGGTATCACCGCGAACGGTTTCGAGGCGAAACGGCAGGACGAGATCAAAACCGATCTCGAGGACGCGTTCAAGGCCGAGATCTCCCCGACGATCAACGTCGCGTCTGCCTCGGTCGCCGGGCAACTGATCGGGATCTTCTCGTCGACCCTCGCGAAGATTTGGGAGCTCGCACAGTCGACATATTCCGCGCAGATCCTCGACGCCGCCGAGGGTTTCAACCTCGACAACTTGACGGCCCTGCTCGGGATCGACCGTATCGACGCGGCCCCCTCGACCGTCGTTCTAACTTTGAACCTGAACGACGGTGTCACCGTCCCCGCGGGTTCAAAGGTTCAAGTCGCCGGCGACGAGTCGATCACCTTCGAAACCGACGCCGGCGTCACGAATTCCTCGGGCATCCCGGCCGACTTCACCGTCGACGCGACCGCGACCGTCGACGGCCCCCTTAGGGCGAACGCCGGGACCGTCACGGTGATCATTGACACCGTCTCGGGCTGGAACTCGGCGACGAACCCGAACGACGCGGCCCCGGGCTCGTTCACGGAAAGCGACTCGGAATACCTCGAGCGCTACAAGTCGCAGATTTTCCAGATCGGCGGGAGCACCTACGGCGCGATCCGCTCGCGCGTGCTCGCGTTGACCGGCGTTCAACAGGCGACCGTGTTCGCGAACGAAACCGACGAGGTCGACGCGAACGGCCTCCCCCCTCACTCGATCGAAGTCGTTCTGTACGACGGCCCGACGCCCGTCGTCGACGACGACGTGATCGCTCAAACCATCTTCGACGCCAAGGCCGCGGGGATCGGGACTTACGGCCTCGACACGGGGACGGCCGTCGACGACGCGGGCGACTCTCACGCGGTGCTTTTTTCGCGGACCGACGTCCTCGACGTGTACCTCGAGATCGACGTGACGGTCGACCCGGGCGCGTTCCCCGCAACGGGCGCGAGCGGTATCGCCGAGGCCGTCGCGACGTTCGGGGACGCGAACTATCTCACCGGCGGAAACGTGTTCCTTTCCCGCCTGCACACGCCGATCTTTGCGGTCGCCGGCGTGCGCGACGTGACCGAGATCAGGGTTGGCCTCGCCCCCTCACCGACGCAAACGACGAACCTCGTCGTCGGGAACCGGGAGCTCGCCGACCTCGACACGGCCCGGATCCTGGTAACCGTGACCGAGTCGACGGAGGATTAGGGTGATCGCGCCCGAAAAGATCGCGGCGATCGAGGCCGCCCTCGCGGCGTTCGATGTTTTCGCCATGGTCGACAACCCCGACGGGAACGAGGCCGGTAGCGTGTCGAAGGTCCCGGGCGATCCGGTTTTGGCGTTGCCGCTGAAAATGCGGCTGATCATGGATCCCGACAACGCCGACGGGTTCGGGTTCGGCGACGGGGCCCCGCGAATGTTCTATGTCGAGGCCCGCCGGATCTTGACCGACGACGAGCTCGACGAGCTTTACGCGGCGGCCCTCGCCGACGAGTGGCCCGCGTGACGATCCGGTCGCTACAGACAACGCCGGCAACGGGCGCCGTTTGCATGTTCGACTTCAAGGAATTCGCGAAGTCGCTAGGCTGGACGGTCCCGCGCTCGAGCGACGGC